TTCAAGTTATTCTAGTGTTGATCCAAAGAACAACACCAAACAAATTAACGTCTATGACTTGAAAGCTGTTGCATTTCTTCTCAATAGAGTTGATGAACTTGCTGTTGAGAGTGAAATTGAGTGGTCTCGTGATCATCTGGAGTATTCTATTAAGTCCTATTGGAATCTTCACTCCGAAATGATTAAACTTGATGGCGAAAAGTTGAAGGCTCTCAATACTCCTAGAATTGCCGGATTATATGAAGAAAGTGTTGCTTATAACTATATTATTCGTGCATACAATAGATTTGCAAATGAGCGAGGAGTTAAGAAACTAGATGTAAAAAGGATGTTCCCTAACGTTTGGCAAGCATATCATCCTGATTGACGCAGACGATCGAACAAGTGGCACAGAGGGTCTCTCAGGAGAGTCTCTGTGCGTTATAGTATATACATCGACAGGACAGCATTGACCATCACCCTTCGCCCACATCAAGATCGCATCCTTGATCGTATGCTTGCATACAACAAAGGTCAGATGATTGTTCCCACTGGTGGTGGCAAGACTTTGACGATGATTGTTGATACTCAGCGTCGTCATGATGCTATCAACAATGGCACCACCACAGTTGTTGTTGCTCCGCGTATTCTGCTGGCAGAACAACTGTGTAGCGAATTTATGGAGGTTATTGATCCTAACAACAGCGATCCTTACCTGCATGTGATGCACGTTCATAGTGGAGAAACGCATCACTTTAGCAGCACTAAATCTGACAGCATCCACATGTTTGCCAGCACTGCTAGAACTGCTGGTGAGAATGTCATTATCTTTACTACATATCACTCGCTTCATCGTGTTGTTGATGCTGATATTGAAGTAAACACTATTTACTTTGACGAGGCACATAACAGTGTGCAGCGTAACTTTTTTCCTGCCACTGAGTTCTTTGCAGAAAATGCTGATCGTTGCTACTTCTATACTGCTACTCCTAAGCATAGCCTTACACTTAAAAAACCAGGCATGAATTGGAGTGTTTATGGTCAGGTTCTTGTCAATGTTCCTGCTCCTGAGTTGGTCGAAGGTGGTTACATTCTTCCTCCCAAAGTTGTAGTTAAGAAACTTGATATTATCAAGGGTCGCAAGGTGATGTATGCAGAGGATTGTGACAATCTTCTGGAAACTATTGATGACAACAACATCGACAAGACTTTGATTTGTGCTCGCACCACAAAGCAGATTATGGGTCTTTTGTCTCAGTCTGATTTTTGTATGCAACTTGCAGAGCGTGGCTATTCTTGGATGACGATTACATCGAAGACAGGTGCAATCATCGATGGCAAGAAAGTCAATCGTGATGAGTTCTTCAACACGCTGAATACTTGGGGCAAAGATCCTGAGAAAAAGTTTGTTGTTATCCACCACAGTATCCTCAGTGAAGGTATCAACGTCAGTGGACTTGAGGCAGTTATCTTTATGCGTAACATGGACTATATTGGTATCAGTCAGTCCATCGGTCGTGTGATTCGTTTGGGTAGCACTGAGAAGACTTTCGGTCTTGTTTGCATCCCTACTTATGACACGGTTGGTATCAGCACTGCCAAGAAAGTTCAGGCAGTTGTTGATGTCGTCTTCAATCAAGGTCAACCCGCTATCAGTGAGATTCGTCGATGAATAATCAGCAACCAACTAACAGTAATATCCTTGACCCTAAATGTGGCCCATTAGGGTTCATTGTTGGGGACTGGAATGATATAAATTCATTTTATGCTGCTGTCCCTTGCGGTAAGGGTCTGATGGTCATCCACCAGGGAAAACCATTAAAAAAATGCAGAAACTCAATTAGTGCTCGTAATTTCATAGAAAAGTATAGAAAGAAAAGATCGGTAGCACGGTTGCCTGTGTGACAGTTGATTGAAGTGTCCACTGTTCTCCCATGGGAGATGGTTTTCATGTATTATTAAAGAGTCAAAGCAAAGCGTCATGCGATCCCTTGTCACCAACTTGATCGAGGACTACCGTCAGCAGGCATCTTATTGGGCGGGGTCTTTGTTTGAAAGTGTAACTCATTTTTCTACTGACTACAAAGGTAAGTTTGGTGAAGAACTTTTATTCAAACTTATCAAAGATTTGACCGACATTCCAGTTCAATGGGATGCAGACTCTAATACTGCTAATGATGATGGAGTTTATGATTTGTTCTGGTTTCTTCACAATGGCAAAAAACGTCGTGTTGAAGTAAAAACATCTGGTCGCACTGTTGCTAACGGTAAACCAATCGGTTGGCAGCATGAAAATGTTTACTTCTCTGACAATAAGTGGGATAAGCTGGTTTTCATTGACTATGATCGCAATGATATTATGTTTGTCACCATCGTTGATTATGATGAAGTAGTGAAAGATAACAATCTCGATCTCTCTATCTTTGGCAAGAAGGGACACCAACGTAAGAACGAAGAAGGCAAAGCAAAGGTTGATTTTAGCATGAAATCAATCCGCAATGGTATTGACGCAGGCGTCACATTCGAGTATGATTTCAATAACCCTTGTGATGAACTTCTTGCTCTCTTCCTCCTCAAAAAACTTGCATGAATAATATCTACTCATTTTTTGAAACTATCAACAAAACTCACACGATCAAGCACATTGCTAATGAACTTGGTTTGCATATTGGTACAGTAAAGAGATGGGTAGAGAAGAAAGATGTGCCTGGATCATATTACTTTGATCTGTGTAGAATTTCAGGCATTGAGATAGATTACAGCAAACATACAGAAAAAGAAAAAGATCAATTTTTCACAAATAAAGAGACAGCCAAGTATTGTTATGACAAATGCCATGAGATTCTAACATCACTCGGCATAGATCTTCATGAATATCATTACATTGAACCATCAGCAGGTGATGGATCATTCTACACACTAATGCCTGAAGATCGTAGGACTGGTGTAGATATTGAACCACAATGCGAAGATGTCATTCAAGCAGATTTTTTGCAATGGCAACCTGATACCGAAAAGAACATAATCATTGGCAATCCTCCATTTGGATTGAGAGGTAATCTTGCCCTGAAATTTATCAATCATTCACTAGAGTTTGCAGACTTTGTGTGTTTTATTGTACCGCAGTTGTTTGATAGCAATGGCAAGGGTAGTTGCAAATCGAGAGTGAAAGGATATAATCTCATTCATAGTGAGGTTATTGATAGTAGTTTCTATTATCCTGGTGGTGCAGATGTTGAAGTTAATTGTGTCTTTCAGATCTGGTCTAAGTTGCATAAGAGCACAGAAGAACGAATCAATCTTAACAACATCATAAAAATCTATAGTTTGAGCGATGGAGGCACTCCAGGATCTACCCGCAATCAAAAACAGCTCTATTCTTGTGATTATTACTTACCAAGCACATGTTTCAAGGAGATGGAAGTCAAAACACATTTTGAGGATCTTCCACATCGCCGTGGATATGGAATTGTGTCACTAATTGATAAACAGATCATGGATTCTGTGATGAGTGAGATCAACTGGGAAGAAGTGTCGTTCAAATCTACAAATGGAGCACTTAATCTTCGGTTTGATATTATAGAAAAATCGATATGGAATCACCTGCCTGTGACAGTTCGTGAACAGGACACAACCGCTTGCAATCCGCTGATGGATGCCCTATCTTAAGGACATGAAAAACACACACCTCCAACACCCTGAAGATTCTATCCTGACGGGTGATCTCACTGCGCTTGATTGGTTGCTCGCTGAGGGTGATCTTTCTGTAAAAATTGATGGCGCTCCTGCTATTGTTTGGGGCACCAATCCTGCGACTGGCAATTTCTTTGTCGGTACAAAATCTGTCTTCAACAAAGTAAAGATCAAAATCAATGAAACGCATGATGACATTGATCGCAATCATTCTGGGGTTGTTGCTAACATACTACACCATTGTTTTGATTGCCTTCCTAGTTTCGACGGGATTATTCAAGGTGATTTTATTGGGTTTGGTGATGATGATACTTTTTGCCCCAATACGATCACTTACATCTTTCCTGAAATAATTGAGCAGAACATTATCATTGCACCTCATACTTTGTATGCAACTAATGGTGAACTAAAAGATTCTTTTATTATTGAAGATTCTTTCAACTTTGATGATACTGAATCGTGTAAGTTTGTGCGTCCTCGTTGTTGGCAGGTTGATGAAGATTTTGATGAGATTGTTGCATTTGCCAAGCAAATGTCAATGATATGTGAGTTCATGGATGACAAGCAATCACAGCAAATTCAGCAACAACTTAATAGTGTCATTCGTGCTGGTCTC